GAAAATCCAGTTAAGTTTAGTGCAGAACCAGTTGAATCATTGATTGTCAATGTTGTCGAAAAAGTTGCACCTTGGTCAATGAATATGTTAGATATAGACGCCATTCACACAGTCTCCTTTTATCTATTTATAAGGAAAGTGTGTTAGAGTTTATCCTATCAAATAACCAGAACACATAAGACCAGAACTGGTTGTATCTCCAGCAGCAAAAACATTACCTTGTGTTATTTTAAAAGTTATTGCATCATTAACTGCTAAAACCAATAATGCCTCAACGGATGCTCTTGGTCTACTGCCTGAAACCCCTAGAGTATATGCACTTTCAATCATTGAACCATTCTTAATAATACCAAGTTCAAGAGGAGCTGTACCACTGCCTTGTCTGTGTCCATTAAAAAATATTCTGTACAATCCTGCTACTGGTGCAGTAAATGTAGTACCATTCCAAGATGCGTGTGCAAGGTCAGTTACATTAAATGATACATTACTAGAACTAGCTTCTAATTGATTAGTATCAGTCTTCTTTCCCACGAAAGCAATACGCTGTGGTAATGTTACTCTTCCACTACTATCAATACTGATTGCAGTGTTTGAATTTGCGTGGTCTTGAATTGTTCCGACTTTTAATGTACTCATAACTTTATCCTATGAAAAATATATTCAAACTATTATGGCCATTTGAACTACCATAAATGTCACCGCCCGAAATAGAACCAATGTGGACATCTATTGTATCAGAAACCGCACACTGTATTATCTGTGACATTTTAACATTTTCTTCATCACCAGCCTCAGCATCATTATAAAGTAGTGAGGATTGACCACCACCACCTACACCATAGTTACTACTATTTTTACGAAAACTCAGTCTAACATTGCCCGCCCCTCTATAAAGAGCATGGAATGAACAATGATAATATCCAGCTCTTGGAGCAGTAAATACACCAGTTGAATTATTATAAGCGCTTGCAGTATCAATAGTGTCTTTTGATGCAATCCAAATCCCAGAAGAAGTAAAATTTGCTGTATCATTATATCCTTGAAATATAATTGGTGTAGTAATAGTTGGTGGAACAGTCTGTGTAACTACACCAGTACTATTTGCAATTGTTAAAGCAGAAGTTCCATCAGCGGCTTTAATGTTTGTTACGTTTAAAGTACTCATACTGAAATTTCCTCAACAATAATAGAGTTAGCACTATTACCTTCTGCAATATATTCAATTTGACCAGCACTGTTATTTTTTATGTGGAGCCTATAATTATGCACTGAGGTATTGTTTCCTCGACCAGTATCTTCAATAAGTCCACTTAACCCTACCCACTGATTGCCTCCACCAGTATTTCCAGAAAATAATCCCATACCCTTTACTCCACCTAGTCCAATATTTGCATAACCACCACCAGCAACATCTCTATAAACTGACCAATATAAATGTCGAGCAGTGGCAGCCAAATAAGCAGCAGGAACATAAACAGTTACTAGTAATCTGCTGTTAGCAAATTTAGGAGTGATAGACACAGTTAAACTTGTAACTCCAACATATGATGTTGAGTTAATCACTTGGTTTGTATTTGATTGTGTAACAATTTTTTGCAAAACTGAACCAGCAGGAAGTTTTACATTTGCAGATGTTGTTTGTCCTTGAATAGTGTCTACTGATAACGTACTCATATGATTGCTAACCTTCCAGTGGATGTAATAGTAAGTGTTGTACCATTACCGATTGTCAATGGGCCTGTAACAGAGGCGTTGTTGTTAGCAGCAATTGTTACGTTACCAGTAGTTGCGTTTAAGTTTACACGAAATAAATTATCTCTACCATTTGCGTTTCCGTTTACAGTACCATCTTTACCAATATAATATCCAGAACCTAGTGCAACACTAGAGTTTATTTTTGCAGCGGTAATCGCACCGTCTGTAATTTCAGCAGTGGTGATAGAATTGTTTGCAAGGTCTTCTGCGGCAATAACATCAACACCAATCTTTGCAGAATTAACTGCGTTATCGGCAAGGTCAGCGGTTGCAATTGTACCGTCTTCAATTCCTGTAGATGTAACTCTTGATAATGGCATCGTGTTTCCTCTTTTATTCTATTTAGTCTGCGTCTGCAATTGTTAATTCGCCTGCTTCAACTTGGCGCATAATTTCATCGTAATGAGTATTACCCACATAAATTGGAACACATAAATCTACACCATCTATAGTGCATGAAATACTAGAATTGATACCCTCTTGTACTACAGTTTTACCATCAGCTGCATATGCAGTAGGGGTTTTATTATATTTTGCATTTGAAATTTCCATTATATTATAACTCCGCTATAAATCTAATATAGTTATCAGTGTGCCCACCTTGGAAATTTCCAGCGTCACCTGCCGATATACCAATGTGCTGATTGTTGTAAATTTGAACAGAGGTTGTTGTGGCATTAATAATTGCAAAGGTGTTAAAAGTATCAACACCACCAGTATTATAAAATTTCCAATAATTTGTTCCACCGTGAGAATCAATCGTTGGTGCTGCTCTCATTGTAACTGGAAGTGAAATTGCTCCATATGCAGTATTGGTATCATAACAGGCCGCCGTACAAACCATATCTTCTGTGGAATTTCCACCACCACCACCATTTGCGGCCATATGTTGATAACAATATCGTTGACAAAGTGAAAGTTCTTCTCCAACTGAGCGGTGTTCAAAATCTGAAGCACTATTGCCAACTTCCAATTGAACACCAGTTATAAAAAATGTAGAGTTAACCGTATCGTGAATATTTATTGCAACGTCTGGAGTTTGAGTACTTCCACCGTGTGCTGTCCAAGCATCAAAAGTAGAACCAGCTGTATAGTCACTACCCAACTCAAGCATTGGGAATACTTTAAGACCAAGACCATTATCATTATTAATTGTGAGATTGGGGTTGCCTGGGAATGAAACAATTACTCGTTTCCAAGTATTTGCGGCAAGAGTGTATTGAGAACTAATATTATATGCTGTTCCATCAACTGTTCTAAGACCACACAAATAAGTACCAGCAACACTTGACCGAGCATAGAAAGAGAGTGTAACAAAACTATTAGCACTAGTGTAATCCCAACCAGAATTACGAATGTTTTGTGCTTCTATAGACTGTTGAATACCAAAAAAAGCACCAGTAGCAGAAGAAGCAGTAGTACATTCATGTTTGTAACTAGAACTAAATCCTAAACCAGCTGGTACTGTTGCATCTATAGTTTGTGTAAATGCAGCTGTACCAAAAGTATTAGTGAATCTATCAGCAGTTTGATAACCACTAGTAGTACTTGAGGTGCCTCTCTGTGCTAGTTGCATGGCGCCGTTGATAATAATATTTCTACGACCAACACTTTCTTGGCCTCTTACTTTTACTTTAATTAAACTCATTATGGTTTCTCCGGCCAAGTAACATCATCAAGTGTTTTGTATGTCTTTGTGATATCACGAAGTGATTGTCTATAAGTTTTCCAATCTGCAAAGTTTGAAACCGAACCACCCTCTTCTCTTTCTTTGATTACAACCCAATCTGTTTGTTGTAATAACAAATCTCTTTCTTCACGAAGTTCATTAAGAGGAAAATCTGCAATTAACTCATCATACTTTTTTTGAATTTCTTCATCTGTCGGAGCCTTTTGATTTTCATCTTGCCATATAATTTTATCATCACTTAGTGTACAAATTGCATTTGGTCTAAGTAGTAAAACAGCATCCATTTTTGTTGGTTTCATCATTGTTTAATCTCCATCAAAGTCATTGTAAGTTGGTGTCCAGACTCATGGAATTGGGCAAGTCTACCAGCAATTCTTGCCCTATAGAAATTTCTAAATGCTTCAAACTTACTTCCAGTGGAATCAAACAAATAATTTTTACTGTGTGGAGCTGTATTCAGAGTAGTACTATTGTATACTTGTTGCATACCAAAATTAACAGCAGTAGTTGGGTCATTAGATGAATTATATGATGTTGATGCAGTTAAAGTAGATGAACTACCTTCTTGACAAATTGTTGATAAAGTTCCATTTGCGTAGGCATTAACATATTGGTGTCCTTGAGCCATAGTCACAAGAACTTTACTAGTTGCGAAGTGTTTTTCAATAGTCATATGCATTGCAGATGCCTGATAAGAAGTACTAGATGTTGATTCATGAGATGGATTAAATCTTGATTGCAAAGTTTGAACTACACAACCAACTGGAAATCTCGCATTTGAAACTGTTCCAGTAAGTTTTGTTGCCGCCATATCAGCAATCTTTGCATCTGTTACTGCACCTGTGATAATCTTTGCAGTACTCACCGTTCCGTCAGTTGGTGTGCCGACATTAAGAACGTCACCCAATGCAATGATAAAGTCGATTGAATCTGACGAGGTTAATGCACTTGAGAATGTAATCTGTGAACCAGAAATTGTAAATGAAGAACCAGGCTTCTGAATAACACCATTGAGTGAAACCAATAATTGATTTGCAGTAGCAGGTGAAAACGCACCACTGTTCAACTGCAAGTTATAGGTTGCAGTGGCAGAGGCCGTAATCGCATCAAGTACATGATATGCACCTGTGATTGGTTCTTGTCCTATGAATGGCATTATCTAATTTTCCTTTTCATATATTTAGTCTGCATCTGCAATAGTCAATGTACCATCTGCCACTTGTTTTAGAATTTCTGTGTAATGACTATTGGCTGGGTCAAGGGGTACGAATAACAACTTCCCATCAATGGTGGCAGTTATAGATACATTATCGCCATTTTCATTTTGATGATATTGTGCGTTTGAAATTGTCATATAGTTCATTTTATAACTCCGCCTCTAAACTATAATTCACCCACATATCTGTTGTGGATGATGAAGTTACTGCTGTCAACAAAAGTGACACAGAATAATTCGAAGCAAAATACGTTGCCGCAGTTGTATTTGTTGCAGACCAATAAGCCTTGCCCAGTGTTCCATTGTTGTCGGAAATATAAACCGTTGGCGCCGCCCTCATGGGTTTTTGCATATTTAATTGTAGTCGGTGAGTTGCACCGCTAGTAAAACTTAAACTAGAACTCATCAACATCTGAGTTTGTTTAGTGGCTCCAGACGCATCCATAGTGGCAGCAGTAGTGCCTTGTCCTTGAAAATACCTCTGACAAAGCGAAAGTTCTTCTCCATATGAATGGTGCTCAAAATCTGTTGATGTATTGCCAACCTCCAACTGAACTCCTGTGAGATACCATAATGCACCAGATGTTCCGACAACATCTGCTTGATTTGACACTGTAAGGTAGTTTGCGCTTGACCGCCATTGTCCTGTTGCGTCTGCATTGAAGTTATCTCCACTACCCAAATCCCACCACAACCTAACACCTATTCCAGTAGTATTTAACCAAGTACCTGCTGTCTGAGCAGAAAAAGTAACCGTTTTGTGTTCCCAAGTGTTGGCACTGTTTATAGTATAAGTGTTTACAAAAGAACTGTCTGTATCGTTATTTCTAGTTGAAACTGCATAAGTTCCAGTAACACTTGACTTCACCCAAAAGGATAATGTGCAAGGTTTAGCGGCAGATGTACCCCAACCCAATGGAAGTGTATATGTACCTTCCATTCTTTGAGCAATGCCTGCTACTTGAGCGGCAGTACAACTTGTTCCACCAGCAGAATACCTTACTGAGTTTTTGAATGGAGCAGGAGAATCCGTGACTTGTTGGTGTGTGCAAGTTGCACCAGAAGTGTTTTTAAGTTGCCAACGGTCTACTGAGTATGAATTATGAGCGGTTGCTGATGCTCCTCGTTGATACACCTCTGCGGCACCATTTACGACAAGATTCCTACGACCAAGATTTGGTGTAACTTGTCCGTTAATTGCTTGTATTTTACTTAAAGGCATCTGCGTTTCCTATTTCTCTATATTTATTCTGGTTTCGTAGGCCATGTTACATCATCAAGTGTTTTGTATGTTTTTGTGATATCTCTAAGTGCTTGTCTGTATGTTTTCCAATCTGCATCATTTGAAAGAGTAACATCTCTATTCTGTGTCCAATCTGATTGTTGTAATAACAAATCTCTTTTTTGACGAAGGAATAATAAATTATATTCCTCTTTAACTTCAGTTACTTTTGACTTTACTTGTGTCCAAGTAATAGATGTATCTTGTGCATGAGTTCCATCCCCTTGCGCCTTAGTATACATCTCCTTAAATTCAGTTGCATTAGTTGGAGTACCAGAGAGCATAAACCCACCAGTAACAAGTTTACCAATAGCAGCAGATATATATTCTTGTTCAGTCATCATCAGTCATTAATCCTATTCATTATTAGCCATGTTCCGTATTGATTTTCATGAACATCTGCATTACCAGAGTTTACTTGGATTTGTGCCCAGAAGTCTATATAATCACCACTTGCAAAAGTGTGAACAATCTCACCAGAGCCAGAGAAGTGTCTCAGGGCACCAGGCACAGTTCCACCACCACTACCACTAGCAAGATGTAAATTATAATTAATGTTACTATTATTTTTTCTAATTTGTGTTACTATTTCTGATAATGTATTAGTACTACTAAAAGCTGCAATAGAAAATGACACATGATATGTACCAGCAGTAGTAGCAGTAAATGTATGTCTATTATTTGATGTATCCCATGTCATACCATTTGCGTGAGCTTGATTATTAAGTGCAACTTTTGTCAAGGTATCGTTAGTTAAAGTTTGTAAAGAAGTCAATGTTGCATGAAGAAACATTGGTTTAACAGATACATTTGGAATTGTTAAAGTTTTAGAAGACAAATCAAGTGTAGATGGTAACTTAGCAGATGTAACATTATTATCAGCAATTTTTGCAGTTGTTACTGCATTACTCTGAATCTTTGCAGTAGAGATAGTATTATCGGCAGGAATGACCGAACTCTCTAGAGTTCCAGCAATATGAAGAACATAGAAGTTCAATCCACTTGCGGGCGCTTCTGACATAGTAAGTGTTGTACCAGAAACCGTATAGGCATCAGTCGGCTCTTGTCTTACGTTACCCAAGAACACCGCAATATCATTTGCGTTTGCAACTTGTTTTGATAACGTAAATGCTGTTGTAGAACCGTTTGGTGTTAAATCATCTTTGACGATTGATGCGAAACCAGCGGTTGGTGATTTACCTATAAAGGGCATCAATTATCTCC